CTATATTCATATCCAAGAGAATCTAATTGATTCTTAAAGTATAAATAACAAGTTTCATAATATCATGATTTTTGTGGATCACAGTCATACCAAAAAGAAAAAAATTTCATATATTCCCCACTAAGTTAAATTTTACTAAATCCTCACTCAATCCCATTTCCCTTAACGATTTTTCTTTAGAATCTCCATCTGCTATACCCATAGTTATCATAGGTTTCATTCCTTCTTGGAAAGAACTTCCAGGCCATATGGCATAATTAATGGGTAGCATTGCAACTTTCATCTTAGGAAGATATTCTGGGAGAACATCAGACATCAATATCTCATGATCAAATACCTTTTGTCCAAGATTCATTTCATTAAACTCACATCTTTCAATCCAGTATCTCAAGAACTCAAGAACTATAGGTTTATACGAGACATATATTGGAGATGCTTTGGGAAGATGTGCATTTACTCTAGGAGGAAATCCCTGATATGCAAATCCAACATCACATTTATCTTCTAATTCATCAAAAACTTTCAGTTCCGCATGAATTAAAGAATCAACATCCATCCATACAAATGGACGCTTCTTTTCCTCAAGAACTCCAAGAATAAATTTTGGTTTTGCTAAACAATTCAACCGATATTCGCCACGCGAAGGCAATTCACGAATATCATGAGGAATGTTGTTTTCATTACAATTTATTCTTAGTCTCCTAGAATGATCACTATAATATGTGCGATCATCTATGTCACAATAAAAAGAAACAATTTCAGTTTTCATTGATTAATTTAAAAAGTTGGTCATCAGAAGATACTAATTCTTTCACGCGATTAAAATTTTCTCTTACTGCTTCAAGTTTACTTTGATATAATTCTTTTGTCAACATACTTGGATCAAAATCTGGAGTTAATTCTATAATTCCATCTGGATTGAAATATTTTCCGATGTCAGGAGCACCCCAATATACTGGTATAGTTCCAGTAGCAAAACAATCTGTAAGTTTTTCGGTAAAGTATGTTTCATACTTGTCGTTTTCAATTGTTATAGAAAACATATATGGATTTAATGTCTCTGCTTTATTCGGCCAAGGTGTTCCACCCTCGCCTATGCGTGTTGATCCAGCAGCACCACCAAAGAGATCAATTTTATCTTTGAACTGTTCAGCAACATCATGTCGAAGATTATGACCAAATGTTACCTTTTTGCCAGACGCAACCATAGAAACTAATTTTGTTTTTTCAAAGATTTGTTGATCTTTTATCCAAGGAAGATTACTTCCTGCTGGGCAGTATTTAATATTTGGTGTCATCCCCACCCATTGTCTATCAGAAACAAATACAAGATCATATGTATTTGCTATATTAATAATATTTTGTTCCCAAATTTCTACTGGCAAAAACCAAGAATGAAAGATAGCACGGGATTCGCATACCCATGCTATCTTTCTCTCCCCTGATCTTTTTTGATATCCTGTACCTGGTGCTATGGCAGAATCAACAAATACCTTTATAGGATGATCTTCTCTAGTCCAATCAAAATATTTTGGTTTAATATCAGAGCACGATGAATATTCTGGTAAAAATCCGCCACCAACTAACTGAATTTTTTGCATAATCTAAATCTCCACATGTATGTATGTTACTTACCTATGTGGTATTTAGGCACTAGCAACCAATCTTTCTTCTCTTTATGTGGTATGATTTTTAATCTTGCTAAAGAAAGTTGTGGTTCTTGATACTTTGTAGAATCTATGGGATTTATTAAACCCCACTCAGTTAGAAGTTTGACGATTGTGTTTCTTCTTCCCAAGTCATCTGTAGACATGTCACTTTCAAGACCGTCTAAAACAAACATCTCTTTAAAGTGCATAATCGCATATCTACCTCGTTTGTGTAGTATGTGACATGACTGGTATAGTTTCTTTTCTGCCTTTGAAGAAACCCCGATACGAGTCAGGGTTTCTTTTACTTTTAAGAAGTCTTCTTCTTTATTTAATTTTACTTCTACGCCTAGTCCCTCAAAAATATCTTCTGCCATAATATACTCCCATTTTGACAGAAAATATTTATACTTTTACCGTTTTTGACCACCTTTTTGTACCAGTTCTCGCAACTTGTCCATAGGCAATAGATCCATCACTTCCTTAGCATGGCGATCTGAATACCCATAGACTTCCTTTACTACCTCAAGATCTTTATTTTCCTCTGACTTGATCCATTTAGAAAAGCGTTTGCGTTTAACAATAGAATGTATATAAAAATCATACTGTATCTTCTTATCCAACCCTGAGAACTGATTCATTCGGTTAGCATAAAAGACAGTATCTGGAAAATAAGAAAGACACTTATTGACCACAAAAGGAACATACTCTTTTTCAACCTTTGGATCCTTTTGGATCAGGTTTTCCTTGGTTTGATTAATTGAGTTGAGAAAGTCGGATAGCATATTATTTAAAAGAACAAGACATCATAAGTTGAACTAGACATGCCACCAGATTGATCTCCTGGTCAGCAACAAACGCAGAACGGTACTGGGACTCTGCGATGATCAGAATTGCCTCTGGAATGCTCTGGTTCTCCAGATGGTCTGTAAGAGAATCGTAGATTTTCCTATAGACTTCTTGAGGGGATCCTTCCGCGTTGAGTGCTGCCCACTTACGAACGGTGGCAAAGTCTTTGGTACGGAGAGCAGTCATGAGATTCTTAATCTCAACCTCTGCCACAGATGAAAGAATACCCACATCAATTGTACCTGATACCCCATACCGTTGCAGTTCATTGATGGTTCTTCGCATGTCAGGAAAGTGCTTCAGAATCAACTGACCAAGCACCTTCTTATCAAACTTCACTCCTTCTTTGTTGAGAATAAAGGAACAACGCTCCATCATCTTGGCAGCGATTGCTGGTTTCTCACCAGGCGGAAGTACAAAATCAACGCAAGTACAACGGGAATGAATGGGTTCAATGATACGCGACTTATAATTGCAAGTGAGAATAAATCTACAATTATTTGCAAACTCTTCAATAGCACCGCGTAAAGCAGGTTGAATGCTATTGGCATTGGAATAATCAAACTCATCCAGAATCACCACCTTCTTGGAATCACCACTCAGAGATACGGTACTGGCAAACTGACGAATCTTGGTTCGTAGCGTGTCAATGTTTCCTTCCTCTGAGCAGTTGATGATGATCCAATCGCAACCCATCTCATTACAGAGTGCCTTGGCAACGGTTGTCTTGCCTACACCAGCAGACCCAGAAAAGAGCAAATTTTGAGGTTCCCCTTTAGCAACCATGTCGCTGAAGGTTGACTTCAGCGACATGGGGAGAACACACTCTTCAATGGTCTGCGGACGATACTTCTCAACCCACAGAAAATTTTCTGGTTTCATTATCAACCTTCGTAGTTAGAGGTGTTTGCTTCCATGGCAAACCAATACTTGACAGGAATACTCTGATGAACAAACTCACCAACGACATTCTTGGCAAAATTAATCTTATAATCTCCAGGGAGAATCTTGATGTTTTCCATCTTGAAGTTGAACAGGAATTCTGGCAAAACATCCCCAGAACCAACAACCACCTTATAAGAATTACTCGTTGGATCCGAAAGATCAGAAACCATTGCCACAATGTCATCATCGTCTGACTTAAAGGAAAGATCTGGGAGTTGCATCACCGATGCTGCCCTTTGAAGTTCATTGAAGTTCTTCTCGGTCATGGTGATTGAAATATTGACTTCTGGCATATTTACATCCTTGGTAGGATATGTCAGAAGACGAGGTTCGGAGTAGTAGTAATTAACCACCGAATCTCCACCGTTCTTGATCTTTACACTCTTTTCTCCAAATGTAAAGGCAGGATTATTGAAGAGACTCACCACACCAAGAAACTTGTTGAGATCCCAGATACCAAACTCAACATCAAAATCTTCCTCAACAGTGGCAATTGCCATTCCTGTTTTGGAAGGAGTGATCGTCTTGATTATATTACCTGGTTTCACCAGTAGATTTGAATTGAGACTGGAGAAGTTTTTAAGAATTGCTAGGGTATTTTTTGAAAAAGTCACGGTACTCATATTTTTACCTCATAAAGTTGTCTTCAAAGTCATCATCTTCAAAATTGCTTTCAACATAATTTTTAAGTTGCTGCTTTGACTTATGCTTTTCATGATCGCGTTCCTTACGGGAAACTGACCTCAGGGGTTTTGGTTGCCTTGGTTTTTCCCGTCTCGGTTCGCTACGATTAAAATCATTATTACTCATAAGTTATCCTCATTATACCACATTATAATCATAATTCAACCCAAAACTTGTTACTTTCTTCCTGAATTCTAGTGTACAAAATACTTGTGGATGGAACATACCATCTATCTCCCACATCAGGATTTGCTGGGGGATATTCTGAAATATGAAAGTTTTCACTGAACGCTTTCCAATAGACATTTCCTTCTTGAGTTCCTGGAACCTTTAAAGAGGTAGGTTGTGTAGCAACATAGACTTGACCTCTATATCTGACAGCATCACCAATCTGGTAAAGATATGGTTTGCCGTCCACATCATACTGACGAAAATTCCCTCTAAAGTTTACTTTGTCTGTTATGTTCATCTCAGTTATATATGATCTTGCTAAAATTATTCTTTTTCTCAAACGAGACAATACTTGAAAACTTGTCAACTAACTGGTCAGATTTATGACTTATGACATAAACATTTGCCTTGTCACTCACGACTCTTAAAAGTTTCATAAGTTCATCCATACCCACAGAATCAAGAGATGAGTCAAATACTTCATCAAGAATTAAAAGATTACAATTAACACTATTTTTAAGTCTGGCAATCTCTCTCCACGCGAGAAGCAAAGCAAGATCTATGCGCATCTTCTCACCCTCACTGAAATTCATGTAACTAAAGTCGTCGCGATATCGTGACTTGATACTTTCATTAAACTCATCATCTAAATTGAATTGTACAAAGAAGTCCATTGACGATAAGAACTTATTGATGTACTTATTCATATGAGGAAGATAATATTTAATTATCTTTGACTTTACCCCACCATCACGAAGAAGATCACCCGCAAGTTCATGATACATCAAGTCTTCTGAATGAGTTAACTTTTCTTCCTCAAGTGCGGCAAGTCCACCTTGTAGTAGTTTTAGTTTTTCTTTTTCCTCTGTGATATTTTCTTTGATTGTTGATTTTTGAATAGTGCTATTGATTCTTTGAATTTGATTTTCAAGAATACTGATCTCATTCTCTATTTTAGAACTATAAGAAAGACTATCTCTGAGTTTAGTAAGATTCAACTCAAATAAATCAATATGTTCAGACTGTTCTTTGATTGTTTGCTCGACTCTTTCAATCGAATCATCAAACTTTGTTATCTCGTAATTATTTGTAAGAATTTTTTCCTTCTTTAAAGCATCACTAATCGACTGACTGCATGTTGGACATGTGCAGTTTTCTTTAAAGAAATTAATTTCCTTTTGCTTTACATTTTTGTCTGCTGTGCATGTAGCAATGTGTGAATTGCATCGTTTGATTATATCTTGTGCTTTCCTAATGGAACCTTTACAATGTTCAATATCCTTTGTCAGTTCATCTGTTGTATATCTCTTTGAAAGAATATCACTTTGCAAATCTTTAATTTTATTCTGAAGTTCCTTGATTTGTTCGTTCTTGGAGTCATCATCTTCCGCATTCTTTTTCTCAAGAGTTGAAATATAACTCATTTGAACATTAATCTTGTTCTTTTCAATTTCAATCTTGGTATTTAATTCCTTGATGGTTTCTTTGAGTGAAAGAATCTTTCCCTTGAGTACAATATTCATGGTACTGAAAATATTGATATCAAGAATATTTTCAATCACAGATCTACGATCTGCTGCGGACAACTGCATGAATGGAACAAATGATGAACTTCCAAGAATTACTACTTGAGTGAATGTCTTGTAGTTCATCTTGAGAATTTGATTCTCAAGTAACTCCTGGTAATCAACACTCTTTGCATCTTGATCTATGAGATTATCATTCTTGTAAATCTCAAAGATTCGTGGATTGATGCCACGACGAACCATGAATTTATCTGATCCACGACTAAATTCGATTTCAACCAAACAACCTTTTTCATTTACAGAATTAACAAGTTGTGGAATATTGATCTTGCGAAATGGTTTACCAAATAACGCAAAAGTGATGGAATCTAAAAAAGCAAACGACTTGCCACTGCCATTATTGCCACAGATCAAAGTCGTATTATTTTTATCCAACACAATTTCAGTAAC